ATACATACTGTGTATGGTCAGTGGTTGTACTTGTGCTGTAATCCAATAAGTGATGGCAAAGTTGAGTACTTAATGATAAGTTAAGTACTAACACTTACCATTTAACTACTCAGGAAATGATTTACGGAATTCAAAATTGAGAATTTTGATTCCTTTCTTCACCTGTAATAACCTATATTGGGTATTTACTTGTTGTTCTTCTAGCTTCCATTCCATCCGAAATAGTCGACCGAGTTTACTCATTGCAGTTAGACTTTGTTTGCTTTTCCTTTCTCCTTTTCCTAAAAGGAGTGGATCAGTAAGAACAAGAAGATCAATAACTTTCTCAAGGTTATATGATCTTGTATCTAACTGGTTATTTAACTCTGTAAGGGATGATACACTATTTTTTAGTGCATGTCCTATAGGAGAGATAACTTTTAAGTAAGTCGGTAGGTGATCAAGAATCATCATTGATTCCTTGTGAAACAGTGATAGCTTTTTTAGATTACCATATATGACTCCGTTCAATACTAATGAAAGGACTCGTGAAATTTCTTCACGAATTACCTTTTCATTTGGTATTACATATGATGTTCCTCGAGACACAATGCTAATATATTCTCTTAATTCAGAATATGTTGCTTGTTTATCAAGTCGCATCATAAAACGGAAATCTTGTAGAATCGACTCCAGGTTCCGCATTGATTTGTGGAACTTAGGGTGACGATGGTAAAGCGCTAAACACATCTCAACGCTAGTCATAAAGCTCATGGGAAGATAATTACGGTTATACAATTCGTAAATAAACTGGAATACAGTAATTGGATTACTGTAATTCTGGGTTATTCCACGTAATTGAAAACCAGTAATTTCTTTTCCATGTTGGAATCATCTTTTAGCGAATTCATATGTATCTTTTGATACATGTGATTTTTGTTTAGAGATTGAGACTCCAATATGCTGCATGAGTTCGCGGTATTTTTCTGCAAGCAGATCATTAGTTATCACAATGTCATCCCCTAACATTATATATTTGTTAGTTGGGTATTGTCCAATTTGCTTAGCTGCATATTGGATGATCATGTGATGTGCTAATGTAAACATGGCTCATGAACTCTGTGCACCCATTGGTTGGCCAACGGCATATTTATACATGTCGATAGTTTTTCCATTTTGGAATGCAAATGGTTCTCTGATCATGCAACACTTCCATGCAAATGCAACATGTTTATCTAACATTTCTGTTAGTAAATCTTGCTGTATTTGTATTGGGAAGCGATCTGTAGCTGCAGTTAAATCCAAGGACCAATAATGGTTGTCACCGTCTCTTTCAATGTATGGATCTTGAGTAAAAGTTCTATCTTGACTAAAATGTCTCAATTTGTTGAATAATTGATCAGAAATCAATTTTAGACAACATTGAGATAAATAATCAAATATTGCTATAACTCTTGATTTACCTTCTGGATCATGAACGA